GCTTGATAATCAGATGCATATTGTTTTCTTTTTGCTGCATCAAGTGCTGCTGGATTATTTAACAATTCGTTTCGTTTTATACTACTGCTTACGGCAGAGAGTCCGGCTACTGCAACAGTAGCTATTGCAAGGTCTTTGGCGCTGCCATTGCCGCCGTTTTTAGGAAAAAATGTTTGTGCAACTCCGCTAACATCTATTCCTGCGGCTGCACCTATTGCTCCTGTAAGTAAACTAAATCCTTGTTCTCTAAGTCCTTCTTTTGAAAGGTTTCTAAAATTACCTATAAGATTTACTGCTGCAATACCTGCTTCTAATGGATTGTTAAAGTTTTTACCTTTAGTAATGTAATCATATAAATCAATTGCATTGCCAAAAATTCCTCCTAACCCTAAGGTACCTCCGCCTAATAAACTTGACGGGCTAGGTGTACTATCATAATGAGACGTATCGCCAAATCCAACTGGATTACCATTTGCTCCAGCTTCTACATTTCCTCTACTATAATGTACTGCTTCGTATGCAACAGTTATAGTGTTTGTCATTGTACTTGAGCCGTCGGCGCTATCTACGCTATCATGTTCCCAGTTAACTATGATAGGATTAACTAATGTATAGGTAGTATATGCTTTTCTAGCCATTTGGCTAATTTGAATATTTCTAAAAAACGGAGCACTTACATTATTGTCTAAACCATATTTGTACTGATTTCTACCACTGCCCATATAGGTATTATCACCGGGTCCGGATTTATTAAAAGCACCAGGATCATTGCCGTAATTTCCATCAGCAAAATAATATCTATAGTATGCCTCTAATAATGCAGTAGTAACACCATAGTTATCATCATGAAAAGTAATTTGAATAGGTTCGTATGATATACCTGTTTGAACATTCTTTTTCCTATTATATCTGTTCTTTGTTTCTACCTGTGCTCTATACCTAGGAAGATCTGCAGATTTAACAAGCATTCCAATTTCTAAATTGTGCTTATTTCTCAAATCAGGTAATACGCTAGTTGCTACTGGATCTAATACAAAGTGACAGTGATATAGGAATTTTTGTTTAGGAGCAAGACGTTGATTGTCAGTAACAAACAAACGACTAGCATGTTGCCAATCGGCCATATTGCCTTTGGGTCCTAAAACTCCACTTGCAATATTATCTAAAAAACCAGTAAACTTTGCCATACTAATATTTATCTTTCAATATAAACTACGCACTTAATAAAAAAGGGAGCCTAAGCTCCCTTTTTAACTTAATATTAGCTTAGTTTTAAACGCCGCCGCCTGTTACTAGAGTATTAACTGTACGTCCAATTGCTGTACCAATACCTGTACCTTGTGGTGACTGGATTGCGTTATCATATTGTATTTCCAATGTAACTCTCATAGGTTCATTGTTAGCATATGCTAATTCATTGTAGTTAGCATTTGTTACAAAACAACCGTATAGCTCAAACGTTTCTAATACAGTTGGTGTGTTAGCACCATTACCACCGTCTAAGATTTCAATACGTGTTGTAAACTTGTAATCTTGTCCTGATGCTGCACTTGATTGTTCAAAGAAATCAAATTGTTTTTGTAGCTGCTCACCGACTAACTTTTGAACGTTATTATTAACATCTTCACGTAAGTTAAGTGTAATTGGTGACCATGTATGTTTGCCTGCTAAGTAAGCCTTGGAGTTATATACTGGAATCTCAATTGGCTCAAAAGCTACTTGCGGTCTTGTTACATCAACTACTTGCTTTGTTAGTTCAGTTGTCGGTGTTGATACGCCGAAGTTTTCCAGTGATACCCTAAAGCGGTATTGTAGCTTTGGCATCAACAGTCCCTGGTTACTAGCGGAATCTCCGCTTGCTAAAGGCACTGTAATTTTTGATAGTGTTGAAATTGCCATTTATATGCTCCTGTTATATCTATTTATCATTTTATAGACCTGCTATTTCTCCAGTATTTTTCAGTCTAAGCGGAATGTAAATAAATTCTACAGCTTTAACTGGTTCAATTGCAATATCTAAATAGAGTTCATTTCTGTCAATTCTGCTTGGTGTATTGTTTGATTCATCACAAACTACCAAGTAATCATACAGTGCTCTTTGTCCTACAAGCTCAAGCATTAGACTTTCTGCTGCTTGCTTAATTTCGTCTCGTGTAATCTTATCATTTGGTTCAAAGATATACGGCTTAGCTAATTGATTTAACTGGCTACGTAAGTAAATTACCAAACGTGCTACGTTAATTCTATCAAGTGAGCTTGCGCCTCTTGCACGAGTTTTCTGACCATAGTTAACAAGTCCAGCACCTGTAATAAACGTAATTGGATTAACGTTTTGTGCATACAATGTATCGCGTTGGCCTTCGTTAAGTGCTACTGGAACAAATTCGCCTTCGCTACTAATGTAACCTGTTGAACTTGCGTTAGTAATTCCACCGCGTCTTGTACCTGCTGGTGCAAACCATGGATAGCTAACTTGATCGCTCAATGCAATAGTACGCATCATCATGTGACTTGGTGGTACAACAACGTTGTTACCAAAGTTGTCACTTGTAAAGCCCCATGGATAGAACATACCCATATACTCGTCTCTAGAAACAAGTCCACGATCATTATCTTCAACTGCTAAGTTAACGTTAGTTGCCCATTCGTTGAGTGAAGTTGCATCTGGTGTTAATCTTGCAGGACTATCACCTAAGATAAATGCACTTAGTCCTCGGTCATAGTTTAGACTAATCATCTCGCCAATTAGTTCTGAATAACCTGGTGTTGCCATTAAGTTAAACAGTCTTGATTCATCATCTCTAATATCTTGGTTACTATTAACTAGTGCTTGTAGAGATTGTACAACAACTTTACGTTGTGCTTTACGACCAAAGCTGCCAGAACCGTCATTTTGATTTCCTGACTCTGTTACCCAACGATGTGGATAATAGTTTTCCATTGCTTCGTCGCCGTTACGTTCGTTGTCTCCATTTACATCAACATAATTACGCTCAAAACGCTTAACATTAAAGCCAGAACGTCTTAAGTTCCATAGCAACATACCTTTCGGATATAGTGCTGGATCTGGAGCATCTGGATCTAAGTAATCGCTTTCTAGTAATGCGTCAATATCGGCAGCATCGCTTTGACTACCTGCTGTACCCCAACGTGCGTCAGCAAATAATACGCCATTATCTGTTGTTTGATCTGCTTTATCTAGTAATTCCCAACGATTAGCAATTGGTGTGTTTAGTTTGTTTGCATTAAAGCGATAAATCTGTGGATAATTTTCAATATCCGAAGTATCAATCCAAATATCACCATTCTTTAATGCAGTTCCGTCGCTTTGTAGTACTGGTGTACTTGCTGCAACGATAGGACCTGCTGGATCTGTTTGTTCGTCTTCTGAAGCATTGTAATAAGGTGATGTAGATGACAAATAACCAACCCAGCTATCGCCGTCATGTATCATAATATCAACTTCATCAACAATTGAATTGTACCATAGTGCTCCATCAGTTGTTAGTGCTGTAACTTCGTTATCACTTGCTGTATAGTTCAGTGTTTTCCAATTACTTGCTTGTAACTGTAATGGAGAAGTATTTCCGTCTGTTCCAGAAACATAATACAAGTTAGGTGTTCCGCTAGTTGCACTAACAAATGCGCCATAACCCATTTCAGTTAAGACTCCGTCAGTATCTACTAATCTAATATCGCCACCTAATGAATGACTAATTGTAACTCTGTTTGCAGAGTCTACATCTGCTGTTACATTAGTAATATTTGCATCTGTAATTGCTGCTGCAATTAATTCTGCGTCAGTACTTGAACCTGTTAAACTAGGTATAGTAACAGTTGTAGCAGAGCTAAATGAGCTACTTCCATTATCTGTGCTTGCAACAGTGAATGTTCTATTAGAACCAGAAGTTATAGTTCCTGTAAGTATTTTATTACTACGAACAGTTGTAGCACCTACATTTTCTCTACGGAATATTTTAAATGTTGCCATTTTTTGTCCGTCTGCTGCAACGTTAGTCATTACATACAAATCACCAATTGCTAAATTTGCGCCACCGCCTGTACGATCTAATTCGTAAAGTGCAGTTTCGTTGTTTGCATACAAAGGTGCTTCTACAGTGTCCCATAATAGAGTTGCTGCATTCCAAACCTTTACTCTCCAACGTGCGCCTGCATTTGGTTCAGTTGTTTTAACCCAAATACTTCCTGTTGGACGAGAATATGTATCTCCTGTTTTCCACTCTGGAACACTAGTATGTCTACTAATTTCTAATGCTGGCGGATAATAAGTATCTGCACTAATTCCTAGTAGATCTAGTGTATCATTGTCGCCAGTTACAATAATTGGTCCGCCTAGTGTAGAATCGTCTGCACCTGAACTTGTACCATCACTGTAAATTTCTAATCGTCCGTCAACTGCTGCGGCACTTAGTCCCGGAATTAATAGTCCGTTAATTGTTGATGCAACATCAGTTATAGTATCGCTTGAAAGTACTGTTACATCTGTACCGTTTAAATTAATTGTTGCAGAACCTGCTGCAAATGTTGGGTTAGCATTTGACCCTTGAATAGTTGGCCAGCTTTGAATCCAATCTGCACTTCCTACTTCTACCCATTCGCCTGCGCTAAGAGCAGGTGCATTACCTTCTGACTTGTACCAAAGTCTGTTAGTAGTTGTAATGGCTACAACTGCATAATCACCAATAGTGCCTACAGAAGATTTTGGTGCTCCTGGTGATGTAATTGTGCCTGTTACTTGAGAAACATTTGTAATAACAATAGGAACTTGGTTAGTAAAACTTTGTCCGCCTGCTACAGTAACAGCAGCACTATTCCATGATTGAATACCAAACAACGACGTTGAAGTATCAAACCAATATGTTCCGCCCTGCGGACTTGCAGCTGGTGCAGTTGAACTAGGTGTTAATTCGTTTAGATCAATACCCGCTCTTACAACCCAAGCTCTGTTGCTTACACCTAAGAATGAATATGCTGCATGTAAGCCATATTCGTTTATTTCTGATCCGTGTATTGGATTGTTGTTTGAGTCAATTTGGAATACTGGATCACCAAATGTGTCTGCTAAATCTCTTTGTGATGTAAGTAAGTAAGGTTTTCCAGCATTTGCTGCTAATGTACCTTGTGCTGTGCCAGTGCCTGATGCGTTTGTTTTATTTGCAGCACTTGCAACAAAAATCATAGGGGTAGTACCTGGTTCAGCGGGAGTGTAAAAACTCTCATCGATTACGCTAACCTGTACTCCTGGTGATACTAATGCCATTTTGTTTCTCCTGTAGGAATTAAATTTGTTTACTGCATGTATTTACCATTATCTTAAAAAAATTTGTGTATAATACCCGGTTAAAAGGGACCGAAAAGGTGAGGTAAATACAATATGAGACCATTATGCAAGTGCGGCCAGCGTCCTGCCGCAATAAACTATAAAAAAGGAAATAAAACATACTATCGCAAATTGTGCGAGAGATGTTTACGTAACGGATTAAATCACGGAGTTCCTAAATGGAAACAAGTAGGTTATACTAAGCAAGACCAATGTGAGAAGTGCGGATATAAATCTAAATACTCAGAACAGTTTAATGTGTTTCATATAGACGGTGATTTAAACAACTGTCGTCCAAGTAATTTAAAAACTGTATGTGCTAACTGTCAACGTCTGTTGCAGAAGGAAGGTATCCGTTGGAAGCAGGGAGACTTAATCCCCGATTTTTAAAGATAGTACGCATCAAAATGTCTACATTCTTTTTAAGGCGAGCAAGATCGCCGTTGTTATCAATAGTGTAGTTGCACATCCATTGTTCAATGCTCATACTGCTTGCAGGCTCTAAGTGGCAGTGGTCCGAACGATCTACCCAAATAGCATAGTCAAAGATTTCTTCGTTTTGCATTGCAAAAAACTCACGCTTGTTACGCAGTCCGCAATAAATGTCATTTTCTGCAAACAAGTTACGACCCAATCGTGCTAAATCATCTTTACAGTAATCATGTATCATGTTGTACCATTCAGTACGATGGTTATGTCGATCTGCATAACACTCTTCTTCATCAGCATAACCGTACTTGTCTTTTAAGTCATTGAAAATAAACAATTCTGAACAAAACTTTGAACTTGATTGGAATGTGTATCCGTATGCTTCTAACAACTCGCACACTGTATCTTTGCCATGGCGGCCGTGTCCAACAACTAATAATTTAGGTAACATAATATCTCCACTATTTCTAATTATTATAAACTAGAATGTAGAGAATGTCAAGAACTTTTTAGCCGATTAAGAAACCATATCCTGTGCCGCCCGGCACTGCTTCTGAAACGTCCTTTTCAAGTTTTTCCATTTCAGCAGCAGCTTCTGCTTTTAGGGTGTCACCATTTAATGTTGAACCGCCTTGTGGTCCTGCAATAGTAGCAAACTTTGAACGTGCTTCACCTAGCATATATTTACAACTAGCAAGAGTATAGTCTTTAATC